AATTAGCTAATAATATTATGAATAGTGGTACGCCAGATCAGGTCATACAGGTAGGTGAGTTCTTTAAAAAAATAACAGAGGAAAAAATGCAGCCTAGAGATCACATGATTGGCTGGCTTTCAGCTAATATTCCTGATATAATAATAGACCCTGACATATCTGGGTTTGATATCAAGGGAAGAATTAATAGTGGAGAACTTAAGATTTTCTATCAGATAGAAGTTATAGAAGAGTGGGAGGATGAATGGCCTGTCAACTGGGAGGAGATACGCCTTCCCTCTAAAAATAAAATACTGATTGATCAATGGCATAAATCTTACAGAGATGACATGCTAACTTTTATAGTCTATCGTAAAGATCTAAAGAAGGCATGGCATATAGCAGGAGATATTGCTATGGAAAGTGAGGTAAAGAATAACTTTATATGTATTCCCATTAAGCATACTTATCAAGTGGATATGAATTATGACACAGGCAATAGTTGATATAGAAACTGACAGTCTTAATGCAAGTACCATCCATTGTATAGTAGCCCGATCCTATGACTCTGACAAAGAAAAGATATGGGTAGGAGAGGAGTGTCAGCAGTTTGCTGAGTGGTCTAAACAGATAGACCAGTTCATTATGCATAATGGTATTAGCTTTGATGCCCCGATACTTAACAGACTGACAGGTTCCAAGATCAGGTTGTCCCAAATTCGGGATACCCTGATAGAATCTCAGTTATTTAATCCCATCAGAGATGGTGGACATTCCCTTCAGTCATGGGGAGATCGTCTTGGATTTCCAAAAGGAGAGATGAATGATTTTACTACGTACACTCCAGCTATGTTGGAGTATTGTCGGATGGATACGGCACTCACTGGCAAGCTTGCTCATCAGCTATCAATCGAAGGGTGTTCGTTCTCGTCAAGATCGTACATCCTTGAAAGAAAAATCAGGGCAATCATAGATCAACAACAGAAGAATGGCTTTGCATTTAATATACGTGAGGCAATGGTATTACTATCCAAGCTTGAGGATGAACAACATGATCTGGAACGTAAGGCTGATGAAATGTTTGAACCTACTGAGGTTGTCCTCAAAACAAAGACTAAGTATATTCCCTTTAACATAGCCAGTAGAAAGCAGATAGCTGACAGGCTTATGAAGAGAGGATGGAAACCTACCAAGACTACTGACAAAGGTAATATAATTGTGAGTGAGGAGATTCTTAACAAGCTGGACATGAAAGAAGCCAAGATGTTTAGTAGATACTTCCTCCTTCAGAAGAGAACAGGTCTTCTCAAGTCTTGGATACAGGCATGTGAGGAAGATGAAAGGGTCAGAGGTAAGGTACTTACTCTAAGAACAGTAACAGGAAGGATGGCTCACCATAGTCCCAACATGGCCCAAGTACCAGCCAGCTATAGTCCTTATGGTAAGGAATGTAGAGAGCTATGGACTATAAGTAATTCCGATACCCATGTCCTGATGGGTACAGATGCCAGCAGTCTGGAGTTAAGATGTCTGGCTCACTATATGGATGACCCCAAGTTCACCAAGGAGGTTCTTACTGGTGATGTCCACAGTTCCAATCAGAAAATGGCAGGACTACAGACCAGAGATCAGGCCAAGACTTTTATCTATGCCTTTCTCTATGGTGCAGGACCAGCCAAGATAGGTAAGGTAGTGGGAGCAGGAGCAAAGAGAGGACAACAGTTAATCACTAACTTCCTACGCAACATGCCAAACCTGAAAAAATTAAGAGATGATGTTATTGAAGCATCACAGACAGGTACAATAAAGGCTTTAGATGGAAGAGTACTCCAGATAAGGGCAGACTATGCGTCCCTCAATACCCTCATACAGGGAGCAGGAGCTATAGTCTGTAAGCAATGGCTTGTTCATATGGATGAAGACATTAGAAAGACAGGAGTAGATGCCAAGCTGGTAGCCTCAGTCCACGATGAGTACCAATTTGAGGTAGCCAAGACAGATGCAGAGAGATTTGGTAAGATAACCAAAGATGCTATACTGGAAACAACAAAGACATTAGATATGAAATGTCCTCTTGATTGTGAGTACAAGGTTGGAACAACATGGGCAGAGACACATTGATATGGAAGAACAGCAAGAATTATTCAAGGATATTAAATCTATTGACAGATCTAAAGGTACTAACATTTGTATTAAATGTGGAGAAGAAAAACCAGTAACTTCTTTTGCTAGATACTATATAGCTGCCCAAACAGAAGCAGTCTGTGTTAAATGCAGAAAAAACCTTGGTGATAGAGTTTCTGAGTTAAAAAAGAAACATCCAAAGCCAGATCCAAAAACTTTTCAATGTCCCATCTGCGAAAGAAAAGGTTTCAGTTGGAAGATGGGAGCAACTCTTGATCACGATCATAAAACTGGAAACTTCAGAGGGTGGATATGTAATAAATGTAATTCAGCTTTAGGATTTTTTGAAGATAATATTAACTATGTAAGAAGGTCAGTAAATTATTTAGAAGAATACGAAGATAGATGTCAGAAAGGAAACATATATGAAAGGAAACACATTGATGTCACATAACAATCGAAAGTTTGACAAGGAATCCTATAAGGCTAACGATCATAGAGCCAAGGATGCAATGAGTAACTATCTATCTCAACAGGGTTACACAGATATCGAACAAAGAGAAGACTACTTCTTTGATATCTCTGCCAAGAAAGACAAGAATTATTTCTTCGAAGTTGAGATTAAAAATCAATGGGGTAATGTCTGGCCTTCTTCTTGGAAGGAAGTCAGGATACCTGAGAGGAAGCAAAGACTAATAGATAAGTGGAAGAAAGAATATCAAGATCATGAGCTTATCTTTGTAGTCTTTAATACCGATTGTTCCAAGGCATGGTTTATGGATGGTGATGTAGTAAATGCATCTGCCATAGGGAAGATACAGAACTCCTCTCGTACAGGATCGCCTCATCTGCAAGAACCCTTCTTCCATATCCCTTATCAAGAAGCAGAATTAATTAACATCCTGTAGTGTAGTACTTACGAAACTACAGGGTGTTAATTAAAGTGTTTGACACAGTGTCATTCACATGGTATAATTCGTCAACAATTGAGAGGAGGTTGCTTTCAGCGAAATCTTTAAATCAAGTGAGTAATTATCTTAATGTTATTATCAAAAGGAGTAAAGTAAATGAGTGTAATTTCTGGAGATGCGTATTGGGCGCACATCATTACCCCAAACACCAAGTTCAATCCTGATGGTGAATGGAGTATAGAAGTTTGTAACCTTGATAAGGATAATAAAAAGGTTGCAGAAGCTGATGGTCTTACCATCAAAAATAAGGGCGATGAAAGAGGAGACTTCGTTACCCTTAAACAGTATGCACGTACCAAGGATGGTATGCCCCGTGCTATATCAGTAAAGGATTCCAACCGTAATACATTCCCCTCTGACAAGCGGGTTGGAAATGGTTCCAAGGTGAATGCTTCTTATTTCCCCAAGGAATATACTGTGTACGGTGGTGGTGTTAAGGGTTATCTTAATGCCGTGCAGGTAATAGACTTGGTAGAGTACAAGACTGATGACTTTGAGGTAGTCCAAGGCGGCTATGTCAATAACGAAGCTCAAGATATTCCCTTTGCTTCGTAAACCCTAAAGGAGATTTGGAGAGTAGTAGGCTACGTATCTGTTTTGGGCATGATTGCTCCTCTATTCTGGAACAGCACGGCAGCACTGATGGCTACCTAGTTTGCTACTCTCCATTTTTTAATATGAAAAAAATAGATACTTTAGTTGAAGATATATATAGTTTATTCTCTCTTGATCCCATTGACATGAGCGAAGAAGAAGTAGATAAGCATATAGATAACTTTGGTGAGATGTTAAAGGTTCATATCAAGGACTTTATGTATGAGAAGCCCAGAGAGTATGGGAACCTGAGACTATCAGCTATTGGGAAGCCCGACAGACAACTCTGGTATGATGTCAATACCAAGAGGGACGCTATTCCATTAAAGGCCAGTACCAGAATTAAGTTTTTATATGGTTACATACTGGAAGAGTTTTTACTTCTATGTTCTGCCATTGCAGGTCATAAGGTAACTGATCAGCAAAAGGAAGTTGAGGTAGAGGGAGTAACAGGTCATCAGGATTCCTTCATAGATGGAGTTCTGGTTGATTGCAAGTCTGCTTCTGGTAAAAGTTTTTATAAGTTCAAGAATAATAACTTGCTGGAAGAAGATCCTTTTGGATATATAGATCAGATCTCTGCCTATGCTGAAGCAAACAATGTAGATGAAGCTGCCTTTCTAGCCATCGATAAATCCACTGGAGAGATATGTCTTACACCTGTCCATTCAATGGAGATGATCAATGCTGGCAAAAGAATTAAACATCTTAAGGAAATGGTTGCTAGTCCTGATATACCTGACCGATGCTATGCTGGTGTTCCTGATGGGAAGTCTGGGAATCTTAAGCTTCATTTTGGCTGTGTTTATTGTGGGCATAAGAGAGAGTGTTGGTCAGATGTTAACCAAGGCCAAGGGATACGTGTGTTCCAGTATGCAAATGGTAAAAGATATCTGGTACAGATTAATAAGGAACCTGAAGTCCCTGAACTAGCGGCATGGTAAATGCACTGGAAGTTTAAAGGCAAGCCAGACCTGTCCCAGTTTGGCTTTGTCTATATCATAACCAATCTAAAAACCAAGAAGGCTTACATAGGATGTAAGCAATATTTTAATTACAAGAAAAGTAAAAAGAAATCTGAATCAGATTGGAAAGTTTATATGGGTTCCAGTAAATCATTGCTGGAAGACATCAAGAAGATTGGGAAGAAGAATTTTAAGTTTGAAATTATAGCAGAGTTTAAAAATAAAAGAAGCTTAAGATATTATGAATGTTATTATCAGATAAAGTATAATGTATTAACAGCTATACTTGAAGGAACAGATGAACCAGCCTTCTACAATAATTATGTGGGAGGTAAATTTTATAGACCTGTGCAAGAACATCATGAAGATAGCTTCTAGTGTGTCTGCCAATAACTTATATGATCTTACAGAAAAAGATCCTCGTAAGTCTTTATATGTAGCTGTAATATTACAAGCTCTTCTAGATCTTTCCAAGCCTGAAACAAAAGACGAAGATAGTCAGATTACTCTATATAGAGATCAAGCTCATGCATGGTTCTTTACATGTGTGGGTGTAACCTGTGAAGATTTTGAAACCATATGTTTTTATGCAGGACTTCCTCCTACTAAGGTAAGAACCTTTGCATATGAAGTTGTTCAATCAGGAGATGTAGAACATGTCAGAAGAAAATTCCAAGCCTTACTCTAATCCATTTGATATTCAGATAGGTGGAGATCACTATAAAGATTGTGCCATACAGCCTACAGTTTATTCTCATTATAATAAGTTAAATACATGCGAAGCTAACATTGTTAAATATATAACCAGACATAACAAGAAGGGAGAGGGAAAGAAAGATATACTAAAAGTAATACACTATGCACAACTACTCTTAGAGTTGGAGTATCCAGAGGAAGACAAACAAGCAGACCTGTTTAACGATTTAATAGAGAGGGGAAGACATGTTCAAGTCAAATCGTAATCCACAATTCAGATCCAAGTTCAGTGAAGATATATTCTATACCAAGTATTCTCATGAAGGGGCAGAGACTTTCCATGAGTTAGCTTGCACTCTTGTAGAAGATGTATGTCAGGCTAACCTAAGTAAGGATGAGAAGGAAGCCCTGATAGATCATATATCCAATCTCAGGTTTCTGCCCGGAGGAAGGTATCTTTATTATGCAGGTAGGGATAAAAAGTTTTTTAATAACTGTTACCTGTTAAAGGCAGAGGAAGATACCAGAGAAGATTGGGCTGACCTCTCATGGAAATCAGAGTCATGTCTTATGACAGGTGGTGGAATAGGAGTAGACTATTCCATCTATAGATCTGAAGGCCAGACCTTGAAAGGTACTGGAGGAGTAGCTTCTGGTCCTATACCAAAGATGCAGATGATTAACTCCATAGGACAGAAGGTAATGCAGGGAGGGAGTCGAAGGTCTGCCATCTATGCATCCCTGAACTGGAAGCACGATGATGTAGAAAAATTTCTTACATCCAAGAACTGGTTTGATATGCCAGTGGGATCTACAGGCAAGACCTT